CCCCAGCGCCTCTCATGACCGGAGAGACCTCGACCGGCTGCACGCCGGCGACCAGCCGCTTGGCCCCGCGGCCCTTCCAGTCGTTCGTCATCGGCGAGGTTTTTACGGCCTTGGGAAAGCCGAAGCTCCACTCGCCCTGCTCGCCCATCTCCTTGACCATCTGGAAGGCCTCCTGGCCCCGCGTCATCGCCAGGAAGAACCGGCCGGAGAAGAGCGCCTTGTCGCCGTCCACGGTCACCAGCCCCTTCCCAACCGGCGGCTCGCCAGCCAGGATGACGCTGTGCCGGTAGTCCGAGACCACCACGGGCGATGACGCGGGGAAGGAGCCTGGAAGGAGCACGTCGCCATCCCGGTCCACGACGTTGAGCGTGGCGACCACGGCCGCGACTTCGCCCTTGTCTGCGTCCTTGATCTCCAGCGGGCCGAAGCCCTTGGTCTCCAGATGCTCGGTCATTTCACGTCTCCCTGTGTGCCGTTCCCCGGCGGTGAAGTGGCCTTCATCCGCGCCAGGACCAGCGCGGCCGTTTTCATCACATCGTCCTCGGGCATGTCCGGCGTGGCGCCGCCTGCTGGCTCGGAGGCCGGCGCGGGCTTCGGGTCGTCTTTCGTGAGCGCGGCGTCGCCTTCCCGGACCACCGTGATCCCTGCCGGCCGGAGGTAGACGTTCTGCGACGGGTCCACCTCCACCCCCGCCGCTTCCTGGGCGTGGTCGATGCGCATAATCCCGGCGCCGGTGAGCGCGCGGAGACGGTTGGCCTTCTCCGTCTCTTCCTCAGCAAAGGCCGAGACCCCGGACGTGTCGAACCGCACCCGCCAGCGGGTAGACAGGCTCTCGTACTCCGGCATCAGTTGCCGGGTCAGCTGCCGCGCGAAGGCCGTCTGCATCGGGATCACCCCCTGCAACCAGGAGAGGCGACGCAGTTCCCGCATGGTCGCGCCAACTTTCGTGGACTGGAGCCCCGCCCCGAATCCCACCACGGCCGCTTGGACCCCCAGCATCGCACAGACGCGCTCTTCGGCGATGTCCCGGAGACTGGCCAAGGTGAGTCGGTTGGGGTCGAAGCCGAACTGCACGACATCCGTCGGTCCGCCCATCACGAGCGGCTCGCCGCGGTTGTCGCCCTTGAACTGGTTCCGCATGTACTCCTTGGTGTCCGTCACCTCTTGCTGGGTCGGGAGGTACTCGGACACCTTCGGCGAGAGCACCACGCCCGGCACCCCCATGTTGCGGAGTAGGGTCGCCGAGAAGTGCGCCGCCTCTTCGTCGGTGAAGACTTCGCGCATCAAGGGCCGGAGCGGGGAAATTCCTTTCCGGGTGTTCCGCGGGTCCAGTCCGAAGCGGAGATGCACGACCTCGGACACCGGCAACACGTCAGGCCGGCCGCCGAAGACCCCATCGGGGGCGTAGTCGTAGGCGGTGATGTAGCGTGATCCGTCGCTAGGAATCTGCGGCGCGATGGTCCAGTGCGGCACGTACCAGTATTCCACGACCCCGCCAAATCTGTTGCGCCGCTTGATCCAGTAGCCGTTCCCGTCCAGGATGTAGGAGATGACACTTGCCTGGAACAACGACGCCCCGTCGTAGCCGGGATTCGGGACCTGCAGGTCCTCGGCCAACTGGTGGTCTTCGACGATCGCCCACGGCTTCCCGGCCATCTTCCGCTCGACCACGGGCTCGGCTTCGACGAACGCCCCGCATGAGCCACTGATCGGCGCCATGACGACGTTCGAGTCGATCCCGTCCCGGATTGCCCGGGCGTAGTTGAACTGGGTGAGGGGGAGCAGCCCACCCTCCGAGGCATTGAGGGGCGTGAACGTCTCCTCCTTCACCCTGAAGAGCCGGCGCAGGAAGCCGCGGGCGTTCATTTGCCAACCGCCTGCTCGATCGCCTCACGGTACATGGCGACCAATTCCCCGAAGCTCCCGGTGATCCCGCGTTGGCGAAGCCGAACAATCGCCTTCTGGGCCTTCTCCAGCGGCTTGCCGTTATAGGGTTCCAGGAGGTCCTCGAGCGCCGCGGCAAGATCCGGATCGAACCGCTGGGGCCGGACTTCACTCGGGAGCTTGCTGGTGCTGCTCGTCATGTGGCAACCGCCTCTCCAGATAGGGGAACCCACCGCCCCGGCTGTTTCCCGGCGGCGATGGCGTCAGACCGGGCTTCCCACGACAGGATGCCGGCCATACTCAGGTCGATCTTCAAGGGACTGTCAGGCCGTTCTTTCCGCAGGATCCAGAGCGGCCGTTCGTCTTCATCGACCAGGTTGGTGTAGAGCTTGCATGCATTCGCCAGGTGCCGGCGGTAGCGTTCGTCGCCATCGTGGCTGATCTCTTTGGTGTCGATGGCCGTGAGGAAGGCCCGAATCGCGAGCGCCATGGGCTTCCGACGGTTGGTCCACCACTCCATGACGCGCTTCTTCCCGTAGCGGCCAGACCAGGCACTGACCCACCCTTCCCATTTCGGCGGATCGCAGTACATGCGCAGCACCCGGAAACGGTGGAAGAGATCGGCCACCGTGACATCGACCTCCACGGCATCCACTTCCCACTCGGCCGCCGTCGCCGGTCGCTCCCACAGGCCTGGCACCCATTGGAAGCCGGTCTCGATCTCCGTCGCCACCAGCCCCGTGGCATCATCGAACCGTCCCCCATCGAAACCCAGGGCGATCTTCGCCCCGGACGCAACGGCGTAGCCGGGACAGAAACAGGCTCGCCATTCCGCGACGTCGAACGCCTTGGCTGAAGCCTGCACCGGACGATTCAACCAGACCCGCTCAAGGTAGGCATGATCGGCATCGGGCGTGCCGAACTGCTCGATGATCCGATCCACGTCCGTCCACTTCGCGATGTAGGGACCAGAGGCTTCGAGCACCGCCTGCCGGAGTCCCTTCTCTGTTTCCAGGTCATGCGATGCGGAAGCTTCGCGATGATAGAAAAAAAGCCGGGACTTCGCCGCGCCCCGTTCGTGCAGTTGGCGGGCGTACTCCATGGTCCCTTCGGCGACGGAGGAGAGCCCCGGCTCGGGGGCTGTGGTGGTCTCTAGCGCCCAGGGATCGCCCAGTGGGCGCTTGGCCATGTTCGCCAACATGATCGTCCAGGCGCGCCGCAGGTGGTCAAGGACGAAGCGGTGCGTTTCATCAGCATGCTGAAACGTGGTCCGGGCGCCGTCGCGGGCATTCGGCGACCCCGAGACGGCCTCCGCTTTCCCGCTGCCATCGAGCCGCATGATCCGCTCCAACCCGATGTCGAAGTCCCGTCCGATCGCGCAGTCCTCGAGGATCCGCCGGAGCGCGCCGTAGGCGAGCTCCTCCGTCTGCTCCTCGGTGTAGGAAATCATCGGGATGTAGGGATCGATCACCGAGCACGCGACGGGCTTGCCGCGGTCGAATCCCGCACAGCGCACGGGTCCTTCTGGATGGAGCTCCGCCGCAGCAATCCAGGCAGCCTTCTCCGTCTTCGCGCTGCCTTTACGCAGGGAGAGGACGCATCGCTGAAAGCGCCGACGTCCCGCTCGCGGGTTCCGCTGTTTGGACCGGCCACGCCCGGTGCCCGTTACCAGGAACTCGGGTTCGAGTTCATACATCTTCGCGAGCCATGCCCGGTCCTCGTTGTTCAGTGTGATGGACTGCCCTAAGAGATCGCCGGGCCCGTGGCACAGATGTTCCTCAATCCAGCGCGCGACTTCAAACCCCAGCGTGGGCCAGGGGTCGACATCGGGCGGCGGGACCATCATGATCGTCACGAAACCTTCAGCACTTCCCGGGGATCCTGCCCCGTTTCGGCCGGCAACTGCCTGGCTTTGCGGCGTTTCTGGGTCCGTTCGTCTGCACTCTCGCCCTGGTCGATCTGCCACTGCAGCCGGCGCCGATCCATGGGGCTTAGGCCGAAGTTCTGTCCGCCACGCTCGAAGGCTTGAAAGAGGGCCACCTGCTCACGCACCGAAAGCCCGGTTTTCCAGAGCCGCTGGCACAGCAACGCCAGCGCGTAGAGCCCACCCCGGACATCCGAGGGCAGGTACTCGCTGGCCATCGGCGACCGCCACACGGACTGCCACCACTCGACGACGCGCGGGTGCCAGATCTCCGTCGGTTCCGACAACGGGGGCAGGGGCGGGACCTTCCGCTTCGCCGCCTCTTTGGGGGTCGGGAGCGTCGCCGCGGTGGTCTCGCGGTTCCGGCGCTGGCGGAGTCCTGGGGGCTTGGGCTTACGGCCGCGCATCGTACGGATGCCCCATCTCCGAAATCTTCATTTTCGTACGCACAGAAGTCGTGG